CGAGCGGGCGATACATGGACGATAGCTATTGCATAGCTCTTGACAAGCAGACGCTTTGGGACGCTCTTTCGCGCATCGAAGCGCTCTGCGACGATCTGGGAATCATCATCAACCGCAAGAAGACGCGCGTTGTGAAGCTGACGCGCGGCTTCGTGTTCCTGAAGAAGAGGTTTTCATATGGCGAGGGCGGAAAGGTTGTCGTTCGCCCGTGCCGTTCCTCCGTGACGCGGCAGCGGCGCAAGCTGAAGAAGCAAGCCGCGCTGGTCGCCAAGGGGATTATGACCGTCGAGCAGGTCAACCAATCCTACCAGTCGTGGCGCGGCAGCATGAAGCGCCTTAGCGCGCACGAGACGGTAAAGCGCATGGACGCGCTATACAAGGAGCTTTTCGGCTGAGGAAGCCGACATGGCAAGGTATCGAAGCCCTCGCATTAGCGGGGGCTTTTTTGTTGCGAGAGAAAGGGGAACACATGGCATTCACCGAAGAGGAAGAGGGCAAGCTTCGCGCGATCATCGCCATTTTCGACGGTCAAGCGC